AGGCGCGGATGACCATGGCCATCTTCTCGATCATCTCACCGTACGCCTGGCGTGGGTCCTTCACCTGCGGCTTGGCGTTGGCCAGCACCACCTCGGCGATCTCGGAGATGGAGTCGATGCAAATGGTGTCGAAGTCCTTGGCGTAGGCCGACCCAGTGACGAACTTGTGGGCCTCGGTCAAGTCGTCCACCGTCTTGATCTCGATGACCGGGATCTTGAACTTCTTGAGGGACAGGAGACCGGCTTCGGCCGAAAGGATGAGGGGCCTGGGCGCCGTGGAACACAGGACCGTCTTGCCCACACCGGACTCGCTGTAGATCAGGACCTTGACACCGTGAGTGACCGAGGCCGCGTCCGTGGTGGTGAACTTGATGGCCATGTTACTCCTTGGGACCGACGATCTCGAGTGTAGGCGCCGCCGGCTTGATAATCAAGGCCTGGTCGACGACCTTGCGGGCTTCCTTGGGAAGCGCCTTGTACGCCTTGACCTCCAGTTCCGTCTTGACGCGGAACACGGTGTCCGGGTTGAACTGGAGGTCCTGCAGCGCCTTTTTGCTCGCCTCGAGGGCCGCCTCGTCCACCTTGCGGTCGATCTTGATGGTCCCCTTGAGTTGGAACTTGGCCGGCAACTTGAGGGTATTGGTTCCCTCCTTGCCGCACGTGCAGGACGGTGCGTGGTCGTCCGTGTCGTTGGCCTCCATGTACTTCCGGCACTCCTCCGTGAGCATGGGGAACGCCAGGCCCATGATCTGGTCTCGGAGGGCGCGTTCCGACTCGAGGAGAGGGGCCGCCGTGGCCTGGATCTTCACGAGCTCGAGCTTCACATTGTTCCAGAGAAGGAGTAGGTCCTCGACGACCGCGAACCTTGTGTCGGGTTTGGGGTCCGGGATCATCAGGCCTCCACGTTGCGCGGCTTCCGGGCCCGCCGGGGCTTGGTGATCTCCTGCACCATGGGTGCGGACGAAGTGAGGCGCCCGACCACCGTACCGGACCCGAGCTTCTTGGCGACCCGCTTCTTGAGCGCCTTCTCCTTGAAGGAGTTCCGGGCCCCGGCGTCGGCCGCCAGCTGGGCCAGCCGGTCACGCTCACGGGCCTGGTACATGGTGGTACGGCGCACGGCGGACTTCCGCTGCTTCGTGGTCTTGCCCCACATGGCTAGCTCTCCCCTTCCGGCTTGTTCTGGCCGAAGAACTTCCGACCCTGAATGTCGACGATCTTGGACTCCGTCTTCTCCTCCACCATGGGCTCCTCGCGGAGCAACTTCTGCTCGGCCTGGGTGATGAAGTTGGGGCTGTTGTCGGCCCACTCCTTGAGCTTCTGGATGGACTGGACGACATGGTTGGCCACACTGTTCGCGTGGCCGGTCCTGAGCGCGTTCACCCGGGTCATCAGGTACTCGATGGACGCGGCGATCCCACGCTTCTCGCCCATGAGAAGGAGGCGCTCGAGGTTGTCGGCGATGGGGGCGCCCGGGTGGTACATCATCAGGCCCTCGAGGCGGGACGCGAAGGCCTGGGCCAACTCGGTGTCCATCACCTTCCCACTGGTGGCCGGGTCACACCAGCACTGGGCCGCCAGCTCCGTCGCCTTCTCCTTGGTGATGACCCCGGGGACCATCGCCTGCACGATTCGGTTGGCCATCTCCGACGCGGCCTCCCGCCGGATGTCGACGTGGGTCCGGGGGTGAACCTTCTTCGGCGGCTCCACGGGAGGGCTCTGGTCGCTCATTGTCACTCCGTAATCGTAGGTCGGACAGACGGTTGAAGGAGGACCCCACACTACATAGGACTCGCCCCGGCGACAACCGCATTGTGGAACCCCGAAAAAGGGTTGTAAGGACTATCCGGGGACGTTGTATAAGGGGGTCCTACCGGGAAGGGTGAACCTCTATGTCGGTCTTCGAAACACAGAGCCTCATGACCGAGACTCAGCGCCTACTCAAGTCCAGAAAGCAGACCCTGGCTCAGATCCACGCCGCGACTGGTCTCCCGTTCCATTGGCTGTCCAAGTTCAGTGGAAGCGAGATGAAGGACCCGAGCGTCAACCGGGTTCAGAAGCTTTACGAGTACCTCTCCGGTCGCAGTCTTCTGAGCTAGGAGTCCACATGTGGCATAACATCCCGTCCGAGCTACGGACCTTCCCTCAGTGGGTGGTGTCCGGTCCGGACAAGGTGCCCCTCAACCCACGTACCGGCCAACCGGCCTCCTCAACCGACCCGTCCACCTGGGCCACCTTCGAGGAAGCCATCAAGTCCGGGTACAAGCACGTCGGGTTCGTACTGTCCACGACCGACCCGTACACCATCATCGACCTGGACAATAAGCCGGACCGGCCGTTGACTCAAGAGCAGTGGGCCGTCCACGAGCGCATCCTCACCGCGTTCGACTCGTACACCGAGCGTTCCGCGTCTGGTCGCGGGTACCACATCATCGTCCGCGGCAAGGTGCCCGCTGGGGTCAAGAACAAGGACTCCGTCGAGGTCTACAGCACCGCACGCTATATGGTGTGCACGGGGGACGTGGTACGCCCGACTCCGATTGGTGACTACCAGTCGCTCCTGGATCGGTTGTACGGTGAGATGCTCCCGGCCCCGACCATCGAACTGGACGAGTCGGGCAACGAGATCCTGGACGACCGGGAACTTGTGGACATGGCCATGGGCGCTGTCAACGGGGCCAAGTTCACCCAGCTGTGCAACGGCGATTGGCCGTCCATGGGCTATCCGTCTCAATCGGAGGCGGACTTCGCCCTGATGTCAATGTTCGCCTATTACACCAAGGACAACGAGCAGTGCCGGCGTTTGTTCCGGATGACGAACCTGGGCAAACGGGACAAGGCCCAGCGGGACAATACGTACCTGAACCGCATGCTCTCCAAGATGCGCGCCCGCGAGCCCGCCATGGTGGACATTGATGGGCTCCGCGCCAAGGCGGAACAACTGGTCAACGGAACCAAGATTGTGGAGGTGCCAGTCACCGCCCACGTCATGACCCAGGCGCCCGTGAACGGACACCACCTGAAATCCGTGGAAGCGCCAATGATTTCACCCCCTCCCACGGTACCACCCGAGGAAAGATCTCTCGCTGTGGCGACGCCCCCGGGGGCCGTTTTGAAGGGGATTGAACTCCCGCCCGGGTTGATTGGGGAGATGGCGCTCTACTTCTACCAGAGCGCCACACGTCCAGTCCCCGAAGTGGCCCTGGCCGCCGCTATTAGTCTTGTGTCCGGCGTGTGTGGCCGGAGCTACAACGTGAGCGGCACCGGCCTTAACCAGTACATCATCCTCATCGCCAAGACCGGAACGGGCAAGGAAGGGGCCGTGACCGGGATCGACAACCTGATCGCGGCCGTGCGCCCACAGATCCCCATGGTGGACCAGTTCATGGGACCGTCCGCTTTCGCCTCTGGCCAGGCCATGATCAAGGTGCTCGACGAGCGCCCGTGTTTCGTGTCCGTGCTTGGTGAGTTCGGTCTGACCCTCCAGCAGCTCTGCGACGCGCGTGCCTCGAGCGCCCAGATCATGCTGCGCAAGGTCATGCTGGACCTCTACACCAAGAGTGGTTGGAGTAAGGTCCTCCGGTCCAGCGTCTACAGCGACGTGGAGAAGAACACCAAGGTCATCCAGGCGCCGGCCGTCACCATCCTTGGCGAGTCCACACCGGAGACGTTCTTCAACGGGTTGGACGCGAGCCACGTGAGCGAAGGTCTCATCCCCCGATTCATCATCGTGAACTACGACGGTGCCCGGCCCAGGCGTAACCCGAATGCCAACCATCCACCGCCCATCGCCCTCACCACCAAGTTCGCCGAGCTGGTGGCCGTCGCCCTCACCACCACTAACAACCAGACGTGCATGTCGGTCCAGACGGACACGGGCGCCACCGCCATGCTGGACGAGTTTGACCGCGAGGCCGACGACAAGATCAATCAGGACTCGTCGGACGTGGAGAAGCAACTGTGGAACCGGGCCCACCTCAAGGCCCTGAAGCTAAGCGCCCTGCTGGCCGTTGGTGTCAATCCGCACCAGCCCATCGTGAACGAGGCCCTGGCCACCTGGGCCATTGACTTCATCCGCCGTGACGTGGAGTTGATGTCCACACGGTTCAAGTCGGGCGACATTGGCACGGGCGACGGAAAGCTGCTCTACGACCTCAAACGACTCGTCAAGGTGTACCTCGAGTCTCCCTTCCAGCGTATTGAGCAGTACGGTGTGGAAGACTACATGCACAAGGACAAGGTCATCCCGTACATCTATCTTCAACGCCGGACGGCAAACCTGTCGGCGTTCAAGGGCGATAGACGTGGGGCGACCGGGGCGCTCCGAAACGCCATCCAGGACGCGACGGATTCTGGCGCGTTGGACGAGATCCCTACCAACCAAATGCGGACACGTTACAAGACGTCCGCCAAGGCCTACGTGATTGGACCGTCTTTCGGACGGGGAGGTTTTACGATTAAGAAGGGGGTCTAAACCCGAGGTAAAGGGTACGGATCGTTCGGGTTATAAAGAGTATAAGGGGCGATATTTTCTATAATGTGCTATAGAGACCCCCAGAGACCTTGTGGTGGAATAGATTTGTAAGAGTTGACTAGACGTAAGGGACAATACTGTACTTTATATATTTATATATTTTATATATCTATTGTAAGGTACCGTATCCACTAGCAGAATCTAGTTTGAGACCTACTCATAGGACGTAATAGGAGGGATCTGGTCCATGGCTAACAGGAGCAAAGCGAAAGGGACTCGCGGGGAAGTGGAGGTCCTGGACCTGCTGCAAGGTGTGGTCAACGAGGAGTACGCTCGGAGAGGACTGCCGGGACCGGAACTGTCCCGGGCCCCCCACGGCCGCGACATCGTGGGGCTTCCCTGGCTGGCCCCCGAAGTCAAACGGGTTGAGCAGAACAATCCAGCTAACGTCTCCAGCTGGTGGAAGCAGTGTAAGGAGCAAGGCCAGGGCCGACGTGAGGTGGTCCTGTTCTACAGGCAGAACAATCGCCCGTGGAACGTCCGCATGTTCGGGTTCTTGGAGAGCGGAAAGACGGGCGAGGTTTGTCACGTGTGCAAGGGTGTCGGTGGTGTACTCCGGTCAGTCGTTGCGACCGAGGGTTCCAGC